TGCGCCTATCGGACCAGACAGCGCCGAGAACGCCAACGATGCGACCGCCAGACCAACAAGCCCGGTCTGCACAGGTTGCGGGAGATCACCGAACGCTTTAGCAAGGTTCCCGAGCTGCTCAATGATCGGAGTGATCGCTGGCAGCAAATCCTCGCCGAGCGTCATTTTGATGTCCGTCATGGCCTGGTCGAACTTGCGCTGCGCTTCCAGGTTCTTCTTGTAGGACTCGACCTGGTCGTCACCGATGACCTGGTTGTAATCCTCGGTCTGCTTCATCAAATCTTCGATGCCAGCTTTGCCCTTGTTCAAGAAGGGGAGCAAGGCTGCGCCGGAGCGGCCAAAGAGCTGAAGAGCGAGCGCGGTCTTTTCTGGACCGTTCGGCATCTTGGCGAAAACCTCAGCCATGTCTGGCAGCGTTTCGGTGAGCGGTTTCACCTTGCCAGCGGCATCGGTGAACGAGACGCCCATCTTCTTCATCGAATCGAAAACTGGACCCTTGCCCGACTGCGCGGCCTTCACCAAGTTCTTGTCGAGCAGGCCCATCGACCTCGTGAAAGCGTCCATCTCTTGCCCGGACATTTTCGCAGCGAAACGCAGCTTCGACGACTCGGCGACGGTGCCGCCGACCGCCCGGTTGAGCGCCAGCGATTCCTTCGTCACCTTCTGAAACGTGTTGACTGAGTCTTTCGCGAAAGCGGTCAGCCCGATCGCCGCGATACCAGTCGCGATTCCGCCGACTGCTTTACGCAGGCCACCAGCGTGCTTGGACGCGGAGTTGAAGCCTGCCTTGGTTTTGTCGCGAGCGATGATGTCGAGCACGAGCTGCTTAGACGCCACGAACCATCACTCCTTTTCTGCTAGGTCAGTTTCAAGACAAGTTGGTCACGCTCGGCCAGTACCCGAGCAACGGATTTCAGACGGAGCAGTTCCCTGTACGAGATGCGGTCGCGGAACTGATCGGGGTCAAGCGGTGTCCCGAAGTAGTGCGCGAACCAGGGAAGCCAATCCTCTAGGTCGGACTCTCGCTGCTCGCGGACCCAGTAGGGTCCGCTTCGTTTACCTCGGGCTCTTCTTCAGGTTCGTCACCGACGAGTTCGTTTTCCAACTCAAACAAGTTGAACTCGTCGAGCACTGTGAGCCAGTCGATGTTGTCGCCCGCGCGCTGGCACGCCAAATACCAGGCGTACCCGCGTGCGCGCCCATCTCCGGCGTCGACGAGTTGCAGCCATTCCAGCGGCAGGTAGCCGGTGATCGATTTGAGTTCGTCGGTTTCACGGATCGATATTCGGCGCAGGTCGAGATCGCGCTCGATGGTTCCACCGTTGTCGTCTGGATACTTCAGCTTGATTGTGACGTCGAACATTCTGTGCTCTCCCTTGGTTGTGCTTCTGTCAGATGTTGCGTAGTGCGCTGTCGATTGCTCCTTCGACCTGTTTGAAGATGCGTTCTCTGTGTTCGGTGATCGGCTTGTCGAACCAGCCCGGTGTGACCGTTTGCGCGACCCACGCTTTTCGGTTGCCGAAAACGGGATGCCGCCACGAACCCTTGTTCATTGCTACGGGTAGCGCGGTCTGGTCGGCTGGCATTCGTGAACCCTCAGACTTCACTGTGAGCTGGTTGCCGCTGCCGCGAGTCCGGTTCACCACGCGCACTGTGCGCGCCACCGATTCGCGCAGCCCGGAACGGCGCAGCAACGAGTTGTGCGCCTTCAACGTCAACGGCCCGGAGCTTCGTGCCGAGTTGTAACGCGAAGCGCGACCGCCGCCGCCGCTGCTACTTGTCGAGAGCCCTTTGACTTTCGTGCGCTGCGCCTGCACCAGCGGTTTCACCGCCGCGGCAAGTTCCTTGCGGAGTTGTTTACGCAGCTCGTCTGGGAGCTTGTTCTTCAGCTCCGTCATCTTCCGGTCAAGGTGCGTGGCGTCAACGGTGATAGCGATGGACTCTGACCTGGTGCGAACGCTTGCCATCGTGTTCTCCCTATTGCAGATGCCGCGGCGCGACCGGGAAGGGAGGCGACCCAGCCACGCCGCGACGGTTTACAGGGTGGTGTCGGTGCTCATGTAACGAATCTTGGGAAGGTTCCCTGACTCGTTATCGCGCCACGTCCAGTTGAACGTTGACTGCAATTCACCGGGACCATCGACGCCTTGGATGTCGCCTTCCCACGTCACGTTCGGAATGTCGATCGCGAACGTTGGGAAGTAGGTCGACGCGATAGCGACCGGATCAACCCATTCGAAGATCACCGAGTTGTTCGTCAACGCGATCAACCAGTCTTGGATGGCCTTGCCGGATGCTGCGGTCCAGTCGACTGTGACGGAACCGGAAATGTTCGCGGGACCGTTCAGCACTGGTTCAGCTTTCAACCCGCTGTTCGACGAGACGTAGTCCTCGGTGTCGTGCGGTCGCTCGATCGTTGCCGACATTGACCGAATCTTGATCGCGGCTTCCGACGAGTAGGTGCCAGCCTTGAACACCATCTGCCCGCCGTGGAACGGCTTAACGCCAGCGTCATGGGAGACGGTCGCGAGGGTTTGAGTGTCGTCGAACTTTTGCGCGTCGACCTGGAGGTTCGCTTGCAGGACTCCGCCGACCTCGCACGAGAACTCCGCCGACGTGATCTTGCCGCCAGTGATTTCGTGGACCTTCACGGTGCCGTCACGCTGCGGGACACCTACCTGGCCGGTGAAGCTTTTCCCGAGCGTATCCGCCAGCGTATGGGTCTGCAAATATGCGGCGGTGGCTGCTTGCTGAGTGGGTGTAACGGTTCCGCCCATCAGCGTGTTCAGCAGAACACCCATCCGCTTGTACGGAACATCGATCGCGTAGGTGCCGTTCGCGCCTTGGTACGTCTGCACATAGTGCGACGCGACTGGACCGTAGCCGCCAGTCAAAATGCCTTCGCCCTGCACGCGGTTCGGCAGGAAGTTGTGCGACGCCGACCGCATCTTCACGAATCGGTTAGGTGCGATGCGCGTCCCGTAAACGGTCTCGGCAGCTACTCCGAGGGAGCCTGCCATTCCTGATCCAACAGCCATGACTAGCTCTCCTTCGTTTCGTCGGTTCCTGCTTCGGTTTCATCGTTGGTGGTCTGTTTGCCGCCGACGACTTCCCAGATTCGATCTTCGCCCTGCTCGCCGGTCTGCCAGTAGGTGCCGGTGTCCCCGGCTTCGATCTGTTCGCCGACTTTCACCAGCTGGTAGCGGCCATCGACGAACACCGACTTGTCGGAGTCCGAGACGTTGCGATAAGTGGTGGGCTTACTTCTTGCCATGACTGCTCCTAGATGTATTCGGTGATCGCCTTGAAATGGACGGTGAGGATCGCTTCGACCCAGATCCCGGATTCCTCGTATGCGCCCTGGCGGAGCTCCACGTCGGCCCGCATGAACTGCGGGTCCATTGGCGCGTCCACATTGACCGAAGGGTTCGCGGTGAGCGCGGCCATGATGGTTTCGACGATCAGGTTGCAGCGCGTTCTTGTGCCAGTGAATGTTGAGTCGCCGGACTGGACAAGCACCGATACGACGAGCTGTACGGATTCGTCGCGTTCGGAGTAAGGCATCGAATGCCAGTCCGTTTCGGCGCGCCCGGTCAATTCGTCGTCGAGGGTTCCACCGACTGTGACGCAGGGAGCTGGGTCGTTGCGGATCGGAACGGTGTCAGCGACGTTGACTGTGAAATCGGTGAAGGCCGCGAACTCGCTGCGAAGTAGCGCCAGGAGGCCGTCGTGGATGTGGAAGATAATCACGCGAAGCCTTCCTGGCTGAACGGCGCGAGTAGCTCCTTAACCCGGTTCGGGAACGAGTAGCCGGTGCCCGACGACCATTGGCCTTCGGCCAGCGGCAGCCCGGAGCCTTTGGAGCCGCGCTGCGTCTGCCACAGGTGCGACACCATCTGCTTCACCGCGTGCTGCGCCAACGCCAACTTGTCGCCGGTCAAACCTGCAACGTACTCGACCTGGACCGCGTTGATCCCTGCCGCGAATGCTGCCGCGCTGTGGCCGGACAGTTTGTCGACCCATTCGCCGCCGACGCGCAGCCGGTATTGAGCCGGGTCCAAAGCGACCCCGAACTCGGAAACGTCGGTGATCGACAGTGCCAGCGGTGAACGCAGCGCGATGCTTCCCTGACCGCTGCTGGTGTCGTGTAGCTCGGTGACTTCGACTGGCTCCAACTGCAAGCCTGTCACTTCGCGAACCGCCGCGGTCGCCACGCGCACGAAGTCGCGCAGCTCTTCTTCGTCGTCGGACGACGTGATGTTCAGGAACCGTTTAGCTTCGGCCAGCGAAAGGAACGCCGACCCATCGGAGACCACGAAGTTGTCGACGAACGCTGAAGCGTTCGCGCCGGTCGCCACCCACGACACCTTGTGGAAGCCAACAAGCGTCGGTGTGTACGTCGCCTGATAGCTGCCAGTCGCTGGCGTTGTGACGGTCGGTGTGGCCGTTGTGGAGTCCGGCAGGGTGATCGTGCATGTGACAGTAGTCGCCGCGGCTGGAGCCCCCGCGGAATCCGTAACCGCGACAGCCAGACTTGCGACGTCACCCAGATCGATCATGCCCGCGGACGTCGCTTCGGCTTGACAGCAGCGGTCTCAACGTCAGCATCAACCGCCGCCGTTTCCACTGGCTGCGTGACGGCTGCCGCTTCCACCTTCGCCGCGGCGCGTTCCTTGTCGGCTGGGACAGCGAGGCCAGCAGCCACGAGTTCAGCGCCTTCCGGTAGATCAACCACGGTGCCAGCGGCCGGCCAGTCGACGCCGTCGCGTGTGCCTGAGATTTGCGTTTTCAATTCAACGAGCATCTGTGCTCCCTTATCGAGACGGACTAAGCGGTCATTCGTGGGCAGGGACCGCGAAGCCCCTGCCCACTAGATGACGGCTTAGGACGCGCCACCAGCGAAGTACTTAACCGCGCCAGTCGTATCCACCAGGTCGCCGTCAGCGCGAAGGATCGCGCGGTACGTCACCAAGTCGGAGTTGAAGGCGTAGTCATCTGAACGCTCGAAACGAACGCCATTGACGAACCGGACGAAGTACTGCGAGAAGTCACCGAACAACACCGACTTCGCCGACGTTCCAGTCGCAGCAACGTTCGGATCCGTGCGAACCGGCTTACCCAGCAGGGTGTCCGGAACACCGATTTGCAGACTCGGCTGCCACAGGTACTGGCCGTCAGAGTCCTTGACCTTCCGGATCGTTGCGACCGTGGAATCACGGAGCAACCAACCGCAGCTAGGTGAGTTGCGGTACGGCCCAATGACCGAGTGGTACAGGTCGATCAGGTTGTCGAAGTTCGGAACACCCGCAACCGACGTTGCACCAGTAACACCGAGAGTGGAACCAGTGACGACACCGTTCGGCTGCGCTGAACCTGAACCGGTGATCGCATGAACACCGAACGCGTTACCGATCGCACGACCCGCCTGCATCGACAGGTAGCCCTCGAGATCAACCGACGTATCGGTGAGAAGCTCGTTCGACACCTGCAGCAGAACCGCGTACTTGTACGCATCCAACGGAACCTGCCCGAACGTCGGATCAGACTCCGAGATCGCAGCAGCCTCAGCCGTCAACGCACCCGTCGAATGCGCAGTCGTCTTAGGAATCTGGATCTGCTCACCACTGGTCGTGTTGAGCACCGTCGGGCCAGCCGCGAGGATGCCGCTGACCTCGATCAGGTGAGCCATCAGCTTCTCGTAAAAGCCGATCTTCACCGTGTTCCCACCAGCACCAGCCGACAGCTTCGACAGGTCACGGAACTCGGCAGTTCCCATCGGGCGTTCACTGCGGACAGTGAAACCCTTCGGGCCTTCACCCGACGCCCATGCGCGGATCTCGTCGCCCTGCGATGGGGCTTCGCGATCCTCTGGCTTGTCGAGGATGCTCCGGAAAGAAGCCTCCACGTCAGCGGCGCGCTGCAGATCGTCAGTGAACGCCTTGATGCGTTCGTCGGCTGCGTCGAGCGTCGCCGACATAGCGCGATACTGGCTGTCCTCTTCCGCTGTGAGCTCGCGGCCCTCAGCATCAGCGTGATCGAGGAGACCCTTGGCCTGCTCCCACACATTTGCGCGCTGCTCTTGCAGCCGCTTGATGTAATTCAATGACATCGCAATCAGCCCTTTCTCGGCATGGCGAATAGCCCCATCACGGACGTGTGGGGCTTCGTTATGGATTGGGTTGTGGCGGTGGGTTTCGCCCTGCCGCCGGGTACTGCTACTTGCGCCCGAGAAGTTCCAGGCGCTTGTGTTTCACCGAATCCGTACGGTGGGTATCGCCCTGCCGCCGATCGGAATCTTGGGAGCCCAGGTCAATGACGACCGGGGCATCTGCACGCAGGAGTTCACCGAGTTGGTTCGCGGCGGCGGCCTTCGTGATCGTGTCGAGTTCAATGGATCGATGCTCAGCCAACGACCGCAGTCCACTCGAGGTATCGAGGTACGCCGGGGAGATCACCGGGGCGACATCGACCAGCTGAATGGACCGCAGGATGCGCAGCGGGAACCCGTGTTCGGTGAAGTCCCACTCATCGTCCATGGTGCGGAACGCGAACGACGAGTGCGCCAAGTCTCCGCGCTCGGCAAGCGCGACACAGTTGCGCGCATAGTCGGTATCTGGGACGGGGCATTCGTAGTCCAGGCCAACATCGTCGGTGCGCAGCGTCAACGTTCCCGACGACACACGACCGAGTAGGTATTGGTCGTCATGCTGGAACCGGCACAGCACGTCAACGCCATCGCCGAGGGACTTATCAACGAGCCCGTCCGCGCAGGTCTCGACGTAGCCGCCAAGGTTCTGGGACAGGGTGTTGAACTTCAGCGCGTAGCCGCCGAGCGTCTTAGCTTCCGGGGCTCCGCGCAGTTCCACGGTTCCCGCTGTTGAACGCTTCTCAATCATGGTGCGACCTCCTCGGTCGTGGCTTTAGCGCCCGTGCGCTGGTTACCGTGCATAGCGAGCCATTCCGCTTTCTGCTCAGGCGTCAACGGCTTGCGGTCCTCAAGTCGACGCGCCTCATCCAACGTGAGCGTGCCTGTACGTAAACCGATCTCGTGAGTCTCGGCGCGAGTCTTCGTATCTGCGCGAATCGTTGCGTCGATGTTGAACTTCACGTACTGGTTCGCGGGCAACAACTTGTTGAAGTGATCTTCCACGCGGGTGAACCACGGGCGCATCGTCCGCGACGAGACCTTGATGTCATCCATTTCCACAGTCGCGTACGTCATCGACGAACCGCGTTCCCCGCCGACCTCTTCCGGCGGCACCCCGTAGATCGACGCGATCTGAGTAGCCGTCAACTTTGCCTGCTCGATGAAGCGGGCTTCGTCAGCTGGTACACCGATCGTCTTCAGGTCCCAGTCGCTACCGGTAACGAGAACGTCGCGGCCATCGACAGCGGCCTTGTACTTTGCCTTCACCTTCGTGGATTGCTCGTCGGTGAGAGTCTTCGCGGTGTTCTTGAAATGCGCCGACGGGATAGCACCGTTCGCGAACCAGTCGTGCGCAGTCTGCGACGCCGACGCGCCCGTCTCGAACGCCACCTTGAACAACCGGAGCGGCGATAACCCAACCCATCGGCCAGGAAGAGTGAACCAAGGAATGTGAACAAGGTCGTTCGCGTCGATCTCGCGGCCCTGCCAGTAGTAGATGGGCATCGAACCGGACTCGTCGACGCTGACTTCGTTTGGGGCGATCCACTCGCAGCCCACAGGGTCAGCGAGTCCGCGCCGAACGATCAGCCCATACGCGTTGCCGTAGGACAACAGCGAACTGATGCACTGGAACTTCCACGTGTGCAGTGCCCGTGACGGCGATGGGTCCGCAATCAGCTGCGGCTGGACCGCGAGGCGTTCACGTGAACCACTCGCATCCTCCGCGTATGCGTGCATCGGTGTCGCAGCGAACTGCTCAGCGATCAGCCGCTGCGCCGCGAACAGTGGGACCAGCCTCAGCGCGCTATCTGCCGACGAACCCAGAAGCGGAGACTGTGAGCCGACGCCGAACACGTCAGAGTAAGTCAGTGCACGCGATTCGCTGCGACGGAACAGGCTCACCGCGCTGCCCACAGCGACAACCCGAACACCGGAACCGCAGCCACCATCAAACCGACACCGAGCCCGACACCAGCCGGGAGCAAAGCGACAGCGAGCGCGACAATCCCCGCCGCGAACAACACAACCGCGAGAACGTCCAGCAGGGTCGTAACGAGTTCAGTCACCGTATGGCCCTCTCAGTAGATGGAATCTTCCACGTCATAATCAGCCGCGTTCAGCCACGCCCAATACGCGAAATTGATCGCCATGAAAGGACTGATATCAACCGAAGAATCAACTCGTGACCACTTCAAACCGTCACCAGACTTGCGACTAGCGATACCTGCAACCGCCGCGTCCAAAGCGGTGTCCGCGCGGTGGCGGAACTCCTTAGACGTCACAGCGCCTGTTAGTGCTGTACCGGAACGCTGCACGTCTTTGCTTTCGAACTCGACCCATTCGATGCGGTCCATTTCGCGGAGGTCAGTCAGTAGCGCACCCACCGGACCTGAAGGATCAACATGCACTTTCCACACGTCGAGCTTCTTGCAGACCTCGGGTAGCCGTTCGAACAACCAGTTCACGCCACGCTGATGCTCGATGACTTCACCGACCGCGTAGCCGTCAACCGACGTGCCCACAACACCGATCGCCGACGACACGAGACCTGGAGACGCATCGATCGCCAGATACTCTTCCGCGGCTGGTGCCGCTTCCTCGTCCGCGCACCACGACCACGTTGTCGGATTGAGTTCGTCCTCGGAGTCGGGTTGCATATTGTCGACCCATTGACAGAGCACTTCTGTGCGGAACACTTCGTCCGGTTCGTGCGCTGCCGCGGCGATGGTGCGTTCCGCGATGGTGTATCCCATCGACGGGTTCGCTTGAGCCCACGCAGACCGATCGTATTTGTCGCAAAACGGTGGCGCCGAATACTCGAACAGCGCGACCGAATCGTCACGCTCACCACCGTCGGGAAGCTCACCGAGCGACGAGTCACCAACGATGCCGTCCGGGTCACCGAGCGTGGCGTGCGCCATGCGGCGGTAGAACGCCAGCACAACGCTGGAAGCGTCGCCAGCATTTGAGGCGCCAACGATCAACGCGAACTCCCGCGCCATCGTCGTCTTCGTGACCGCCGCCCACGCCAGCCAATTGCGCTGCTCGCGCAGCTCGTCCAGGAGCACCAAGTCACCTGACAGGCCGCGGCCAGCAGAACGGTTCGCCGCTTTCACCTTGTACTTTTCGCCGCCATGCAGCTCGAGGAATCGCTTCCCGTTCGTCTGCGACACCCTCTTGACTTCGCCAGCGAGCTGCTCGCAGCCTTCAGCAATATCGACTGCGCCCTGCCACACTTCCTCGGCGACGTCCAAGTCCTGCGCCGTACCAAGCACGAGCTTGACGCCTTGCACATACATGAAGAACAGCGACAGCATTTGCAGGAACGTCGACTTCCCGTTCTGCCGCGCCACCAGAACGATCACAGTTCGGAAACGCAGACCGCCTTCGGGACGTAGCTCCAGCAAATGAATCGCCAGCCAGCGCTGCCAAGGGATCAACTCGATCCCGAGAACGTCGGCTGCGAACTCACAGAAGTCAAACCCGAGCGACGTCTTACGTGTCAGCCTGCGAAGCGGTGGGGTGAAGATTCGTGGCTTCTCACTTCCGAGAAGCGGTCTTGCCACCTGTAATGGACGTGAGGGACGCGCGCTTACGGAGGTCGTCGAGCTTGCCACTGACCTCTCCCTCGATGTCCAGTTCCTTTCGAGCCCCAGGAGTCATCCCTAGCTCGCGGAGTGTGTTCAACAGATGCGGTCCCAGGTACAACGCTTTCGTGACCTCCTGGCCTTCGCCAGTAGCCAGCGCAGCGTCGATGCGGCGCGCATACGTCAACGCCAAATCGAGCGCGGTCTTGTCGGTCGGCTTCAACCAAGTCGCTGCCGCGACGGTGGCCGTCAATGAGGCTTCTAGCTCGCCTAGTTGCGGCTTACGCGTGCGATGGGTGGCCCGTTTCGGGGGGAGATTTTGGGCAGG